TCAATACCGCGGCCGTTTGTCGGAGACCACGACCAGCCTCCCCCCGACATTTTGGCACCGTTTGCACACCAGCTTCGACGCTAGTCGCCGTTCGGTGATGAAATCGTAGTGGGTCCCGTAGATTTCGATCAGGGCATCGAGATCCAGCGAACGCAAATGACCACAACGCGCATTGCCGCAATATGCGCTGAGGCCCATGCCTTGTTCGCGAAGCTCGCCAAGCTTTGTGGGCAGGGCGACCGGGAAAACCATGGCTTCGGGCATCGCGGGGTTCGCCACCGCAACGAGAATGGGCTTTCGAAACGCGGCCCGGTCAATGTCGCCGATCGCGTCGACTGCCTTGTCTTCCGCGACGCTTATGAGGGAATCGATCTCCTCCATTGCCTCGATATGCCCGCAAACAAATAGAGCCCTTCGCAGCACGTGCAACGCATCTCTCGTTTCGCAAAGTGTCGTCCGCAGGGTGAGAGGCATTTGGCGCTCACTTCCTCATGTAGCTATCGGGAAGACAATCGGCTTCAACCGCCGCGGCAATGAAGGCTCGGTGGACGTCCCTTGTGCTGCAACATCCCACTCTTTCCCCAACCAAGGCAGCAAGTGCTGCTAAAAACATTGGGCCGTCGGATGGCCAGTCGTCTGCCAAAGCGTCGGCCATTTGGGGAAGTGTACAAAGAATCGAGATAGTGCCATCACTTCTCTCGATGGGGATTCCGGAAAACATATTAGGGCGGCTGACCGTCACTGCATAGCTCCCGCTGGGGCGGGAGAATGTTAAGCGCTCTCAAGCACCAGCGCCCATGCAATAGCTGATGACAATTCCATGTAAGCACTTAAACAAGACGCCGTCTATTAACTATGACATATCAGACAAGCAATATCCTGGTTTGAGGCGAATCTCAAAATTTACTTGGCGAGTAAACGGTACGATTACGACAATTCCTTTGGCGCGAGTATTGGGGCAAAACCGACAAACGCCAGCCCATTGCCATAGGCAGCGGGCAGGTTCTGGGGTGCTGCCAGGGATCGACCCACCAAGGTCGACGCCAAGGTCAACGACCGGCGGAGCGGATGGTTGCGGTTGCGAGTTCACTCGTCCGGCGCAGGCTTGAACCTGCGCACGACGAACTCGAACAGGATGTCCGAGATCCACATGGCGCTGACGCCGATCAGGAAAGCCGCTGCAAGCGTGGTGGTGTCGTCAGAGGGGTCGGGCATCGGCAGGCCCGCGATCCTGACATAGGACACCACCGGCAGCGTCAAATAGGCCGCGGCAAGCGCGCCGCAGATCGGTGAGGCCACCATTTCGCGCAGCTTGTAGCGATGCCGCGACAGCGCCCGCAGGACGCCGCCGGCAAGGCCGGCGGCGACGACCGGTCCCTTGATGCCGAGCAGGTCGAAAAGATCGTGCATCACGGCCTCCATCCACAAAGCGCCTGGCCCTTTTCATTGTGCGCCAGGATCGCCGCCACCGACGCGCCGGAAAGGGTCGCCACCTCTGCCTTTGCCGGCCGGATGGGATGCTCGACCGCGCAGAACGACCCGCCCGCGCTTGCGCAACCGGCCAGCAGGAGCGGGAGCGCCAGAGCAATTCCAGGAAAAGTGTGAAACGGTTTTCCCGGGAAAAGCGCGTAGCGCTTTCCCTGGGCAATTGCGTCAAAACAAAAAGATGGAGCGGTTCTGCGTTTCCGTGAAACGACGAACCGCTCTATGATCTTGACCATTTGGCCAGCCTCCCCCTGTTGTCGTCCGGCGTCCGGCCGGCGACGGCGTCATCGATCTTCTGGGCTTGGCTGCGCGCCGCGGCGTCGGCGGCATCCTGCCTGGCCTTCTGGCTGGCCTTGCCCTTGGCGTAGGCCGACCAGAGACCGGCGAGCGCGGCACCCATTGCAAGCAGATACGGCCACAACTGGCCAAGCAGCGCTCCCATCTCATTTCTCCTCGACCGGCCGCGGCGGCGCGACCATGCCGCGCGGACCGTCACGCACCGCGTTGATGATGATCTTGGCAAGGGCAATGGCGCCGCTGATCTGAAGCGCGGTGCGATCGGTGACGCCGAACATCGTCCAGTCGAAGCCGACCAGGGCGCCACCGCAGATGATCGCGATCAGCGTGTTGAGCAGATTGTGCAGTGCGTTGGTGTTGAGGAATTTCATCAAAAGAGGCTCCCGAAAAGATCGGTGACGTGCTCCCGGAGGGCCGCGAGCGCTCCGGCGATGAGGACGAGGATGCCGGCCGCGGCAGCAGTCTTGACGGCCGGCGGCACGGGCTGGGCCGCCGGCGCCCCGCCCGCGGGCTTTTCGACGCCGGGCGACGACGCGGCCGGCACAGGCGCCGGCGCGGTCACAGGTGCCGCCGACATCAGCAAGGCCTGAGCCCGCACCGACGTGACGCGATCGGACCAGCCGCGCCCGAATGTTGCCCATGTCGGCAGCCGTTCGAGAAACGCCAGCCGCGCATCGCAAAGCGCGTCGATGGTGACGCCTGCCGGCTTTGCCCTGGCCGCGGCAAGGGTGGCCGGCCCGATCCGGCCATCCTGGGCGACGCCCAGGGCCGCCTGCAGGGTTTTCGCCGCCCTGCCCGGCCCGCTGTTCACGGCGAAATCGAACACGGCATGGTCGACCCCGTCGGGCAATTCGGCGCCGAGGACCGCATCCCAGTAGTAGCGGCGGAAGATGGTGGCGAGCTGCGCGTCGCCGATCATGCGCAGGTCAGCCTTGGTGGCATTCGCCTTCACATAACGGCGGAAGTTGGCGAGCGTCACGCCCTTCATCGTGGCGCCCCCGGGGTCGGCCGGATTGTCCGACCACCCACCTTCCGATTTCAAGACGAGCGCAAGCGCCCGCGCGAAGTTGCGGTCCATGGCAGTTCCTTTCCGCCCTCTCCGGGCAGGTTGCTGAGTTTCGGAATTTGGCTATAGTCGGCCCAGGACGAGGGATTTGAATTGCAGAACAACAATGCGCGAATATTCGCGCTCGACGGGCTGCGAGGCATCGCCGCGCTGTCAGTCTTCCTTCAGCATTTCGCGGCCGACGCACCGTGGCATCCCATCACCTTTGCCTGGTGCGGCATCGTCGGCGTTCAACTGTTTTTCGTGCTGTCCGGGTTTTTGATGGGCAGGAAGTATTCGACTGCCCCGTTTTCAGGCTCGGCGGTGATCGACTTCTGGGTCAAGCGCGCGGCGCGCGTCCTTCCACTGTTTTTGATCTGCGTGACGGCAGCCTATGCCTGGCTTTTGCTGACAGGTCGCGACCAGCCTTTTTACGGGTTGAAATGGGATGGATGGTGGCACCACTACGTTTTCTGGGCCGGCCAATCCGTGTTCTGGACGATCCCGAGAGAGATCCAGTTCTATCTGGTTTTCCCCCTGATCTGGTGGATGTGCCAGCGTATGGGCAATGCTGCCAACTTCCTGTTGCTCGTGGCAGCGGCGATGCTCCAGGGGGTCGTCATGAGCACGCCTGTTCTCGTACAGGCCGCCCCTCTGTTTCTCGTCGGCGTCGTCGCCGGGCGGCTCGAGCTTGAGCCGGACAAGTCGTACGATGCCCCGGTCGTTGCGCTTCTGGTCCTCTACGTCTTGTCGTGGTCAGGCATGATCGATGTCCTGGAATTGCCAAGATCCCTGTTCGGCAACACGCTGTACCTTGTCTATCTGCCTTCTCTCATCCTGCTTTCGACAGCCTCCCCGCTGGCCCAGCGCCTGTTGGGGCGCGGCGTGCTGAAGTGGTATGGCGACGTCTCCTATTCCGTCTATCTGCTCCATCTGCCCATCTATGTCGCGCTCAAGATGTGGACGCCAATTTCGCTTTTGCCCAAACCCATCTGGTTCGGGCTGACGTTGATCGCCGTGACGATCGCCAGCCACTATTCATTCCGCTACGTCGAGACGCCGCTGCGCAGACGCATATCGCGCCTGGCGCCCAAGCCACCGGCGCCTCAGCAACCGGTTGCCAACGGCGGTGTTAGATCCGGCCAGCCGGCACCGGAGGAAGCCTTGGGGGCGCCGGCGCTCACATAGCGGCGAACGTTGGCGAACATCACACTGGATGGAACAGGTCGGGTTGGGGAAATACCCCTCTGAATCCGAAACGCTCGGTGAGGGGTCCCAGTCACTCGGCCGGCTGGATTGTCGAAACCCCGACGCGCTTTCCAATCAAGGCATTGCTGACCCTGTCAAGCAGCCACCGCTCGACACGGCAAACCGGCCCCTGTCCATGGACTGGCTGCCGGCCCTTTCTCCAACGGTGTAGATGATGAAGCCCGAAATAACGAAGAAGATGTCGACGCCGCCAGGCCCGAAATTGTAGATGCAAGCCGTTGTCCAGTGCCCCCGCATCGGCACGAAGCACATGACTGACCAGGACCATCAATGACGCGACGGCGCGCAGGCCCCGGACGTTCCGGTAGTGCATAGCCCCGAAGTCTCCATCCTCTAACGGCGGTTGCCGGGCAAGTCCGGCATCGCACCGCCGCCCGATGCGATGGCAGGTCACATTGCGTTGGGGATTGGGGATTATCAGCACCCGGAAGGCGCAATGGATTGCCTGGAATATAGCCTTCGCGTAGAGACGATTTCTATGGATCAAATGGTAGAAGCCAAGTCGACCACGGGTATTGGCAGCAGGTCGGATCATCGTTCAGATATCGACGTCTTGCGGGCGATTGCGGTTGCTGCGGTCGTGCTGTTTCATCTCGGCTGGACGACGGTTAGCGGCGGGTTTGTTGGCGTCGATGTTTTCTTCGTAATCAGCGGATATCTGATATCGCGCATCATCTGGACTGAGAGCGCGCAAGGTCGGTTTTCACTCAAAAATTTCTACGCTCGGCGCGCTCGCCGGCTGTTGCCAGCCCTGTTTGCAACGATCGTCGTCACCTTCGTCGTCGCCGCTTTTCTGTTCATACCGGAGCAATTCCAGGACCTGTCGAGGTCAGCGATATTCTCTCTGCTTGGACTGGCCAACGTCGATTTCTGGATGCAGTCAGGCTACTTCGATTCCGGCGCAATTCTGAAGCCGCTGCTTCACATATGGACGCTCGCCGTTGAATTGCAGTTCTACGCGTTCTGGCCCTTCCTCATCGCCATGGCCGTTCGAAAAAGCTATTGGGTGGCCTTCTCTTTTATCGCTGCAGCCTTCGCTGCATCACTGGCGGGTTGCCTGTGGATGATGGGGTACGATCCGACGGCAGCCTTTTTCCTCGTCCCATTCCGGGTCTGGGAGTTCGCTGCAGGCGGGCTGGTGTTTCTTGCCGAGAGACGGTTGTCGAAAGTGTATGCTGACCTGCTCTATGTCGTGGGGCTGGCCGCGATCCTGTTTGCCATCTTCGGCTATTCAGGACGGACGGCTTATCCTGGCGTTGCCGCTCTCGCGCCCGTCCTGGGCGCGGCATTGATGCTGCTCGGCGGTCAAGGCTGGCTGGCAAGAAAGGCTCAGTTCAGACCGGCTATCTACCTCGGCAAGATCAGCTATTCGGTCTATCTGGTTCACTGGCCGCTGGTTGTCTTCATGGTGTATAGATTTGGCGCCTTGGAAGTGTGGCAGATCCTCGCCTCGCTTGTTGCAATCTTGGCCCTTGGCGCCGCCAGTTACCATTTCATCGAAGTGCGCTATCGCAAGCCGCGCCCGTTGAAGTTGGGGAAGACGTTGATTTTCGCCTGCCTCACTGCCGGCTTCATGGCAGCCGCCACACAGAGCTGGGCGACAGATGGGTGGGTCTGGCGGATGCCCGCTGCATTCCGTAATGCTTATGTTTTGGACCTGAAAAAGGAACACACATACACGTTTTCGAACTCCACTCCGTTGCTGACACCCCACGATTTCAAAACCACCAAAAGGCATCTTCTGATCATTGGAGACTCTCAGGGAGCGGATATCATTAACCTGCTCGTTGAGACTGGTGCGGCAAAACAATTCGAAATTATCTATCGCCAACTCGATTGGCGGTGTGGCGTACCGACCCTCCCTGTCGACCTGTCTGACAGGTATTGGAAATCAATAAACCCGTTTGCTGCAGCAGTTATGAAACCCTGCAACGAAGCGTACTCACTCATCCGGTCCACACCGGCGTCGCTAGAGCATGCCGATCTGGTGATGATCGCGCTGTATTGGCAAGATTTCGCATTTCCATACGTCCAGACTTCGGTTGACGAAATGCGATCCCAAACAAGCGCTCCAATCTACGTTGTCGGCAGCAAAAATTTCACAGGCAGCAGCCTTCAGTTGCTTAATAAGCACGGCACCTTTGCAGGCATCGATGAGTACGCATTCCGAGAAATCAGCCCCGTGGCGAGAAAGATCGACACTTTCCTCAAGACGCTATCGCACGTAAATTATATCGATCCGTTGGTTGCCGTATGCCCGCATAGCCAGTGCGAAATATTTACCGACAAATCCGCGCCGGTTTTTTGGGATAGCATGCATTGGACGAAAGCCGGCGTGCAACTTATAGCGGCCAAGAACGGCGTAGCCATCTTCCCGTTTCTCGATACAAAGCAGGCGGCCGGCAAGAACTCACCCTAGGGTTAGGTTCGACAGCCGAACGGCAGCGATCACAATGATGCCGATGCGGTTCTCAATGCCCTGCGGAAGGCGCGAATTAGGCGGCGACAGGCACTGCCGGCCTCTCGACTTTGACCCCATCAATCTCGACACGCTTTTTGCCGGCGCGCCGCGAGGCAAAGCGTTTGCCCCATTCATTGGTCCAGTTCTCCCATGCGTAGAAAGTCAGAGTTGCGACCGGGACGATACACAGTAACGATATTGCGAGCGCAAGCGCATAGGCCTGAAGTTCGCTGAGCCCTGAGTGCCGAAGCCATCCGAACAACGGAAAAAGAGCAGCAATAATCGGACCATGCACCAGGTAGACCGAATAGCTGATATCGCCTAGCCATCTCGTTGCCGCGTTGACCAGCGGCTTGATGGGGAACAGGTAGAGCCCAACCAGCAGGCAAAAAAACATCGGCCCTTGCCAATAGATAGCCGGGCCAAATGGCACCCTACCCGTGACAATCACATAGAACTGAAGCGGCACGGACGCCAGCAGGACGGCGCCGATCGCCCGTCTATGGGTCCATTCGCCGGCAATCTGAACCACATGAAACGCGATGATTCCGAACATGAACATCGGCGCCAGGTCAAATATCGACTGACGAATGTAGATGCCCGGGTCTGCCACTAGATCCCCGATGACCGAGCGAAAGACCGTGGCCACGACGAGCGCAATGACAAGCGCTCGGATCGCCAAGGTGACACTTTTGGTCTTCGCGTAAATGAAGGGGAACACCAGGTAGAACGCCATCTCAACACCAATCGTCCAACCCGCAAAGATGATTGAGGTCTGGTAGCCACGGCCTGGGATGAAGTTGAAAATAAACGTCAGGTTCGCCAGGATCGTTTTGAGATTGTAGGGAAGGCCGGCCGGGTTCCACCAATACGAAAAGATTACGACGGCATAGAACAGCGGAGCTATCCGAAAAAACCTCCGCAGCATGAAGCCGAGATATGGCCTCTGTTCGTTGTCGTGCTTCGGCATTGTGAGACAGAGGGAAAAGGCGCTCACAAGGAAGAACAGATTGACGCCCATGACGCCGCTTCGGACTAATGTTTCCGGCCACCATGAAAGCACAAAGCGCGGATTGGGCATCAACGCGACGTGGGCCATCACGACCCACAGGGCGGCTATACCACGCAGCGCGCTGAGGTAGGGGAAGCGGTCCGACTTGCCCGGCGTCATTGTTTTTCCCAGATCGACCCCACCGCCAAACCGTGATGTCCCTGCCGTACATGGATTAGAATTTCGACGCAAGATCAACGCCGGGCGCTAATGCTCGATGTCGCGAAGGTCGGTGACGATGATGGTTTTGCCTGCGCCGTTCGCGCGCGCCCCCATGAAGCCGCCAAGGTATGGCCCGGTGAGCGCCACGGTGCCAAGGTTGGCACCGCTGACGAAGACTTGAAGGTTAGACGTACCGGCCGCAAGGATAAGCCGCCATTGGCGGGCCACACCGCTAAAATCCACGGCGTTAAGAGCGGTCGTTGCGTATGTGGCGGCGCCTGTCAACTGGTAGACGTTGACGAAGCCGGAGGCATCCAGTCCGACGCCGACTCCCATACGGGCTGTAAGGGGGCCAGCACCACCAGAGGCTACTGTCGTGACGCCGTACAGGATGAATTGAGTGTCCTTCGCCATGTTTGAGTTGAAGGTGATGTCGAGCCCACCCGCTGCAAAATGCGGCGAGATCAGGAGATCATCTTCAATGAAGGCGCTGTCTGGACCGGCCCCATAGTGCGTAATCGTCTGCAAGGCGCGATCCCTCCAAAGGTCACGGCTTTGCGCACCTCCGACGAAAGCCTTCTTGGTTCTCGTCCTTCTCGATCTAACGTAGCTAAGGCCGAGGGAGGCTGTCCCGCCACCGGATGCCATGGTGAGCAGATGGAGCCCAACGGGAACGTCCCGCGCGATGCACACTTCGTGATCATGCACAAAGTCACCGCCAAAAGCGGCTGTCGACAGTTGGTTGATACCACCGACCGACACTTGATCCCAAGCGACGTCAACACCGTTCTTGCCGCCAGCCCAGATGGGATAGGCGATGCAGATGTCTAACCCCGGCGCGTCGACGCGCACCACAACCTTGAGGCTCTTGGCGTGGTCTATGGCGTCCGAGATTAACTGGAAGCCTGTCCGTGTGGCCGGCGCAGGGAGGGGCGCATTCGCTGGATCGATGGTAACGGCTCCCTCGATGGTCGATATAAACTGTTCAGGACCAGCAAGACCAGCATGAGGATGCAAGAAGGGGGTCGCCATCTGTAACCCAATAGCCCGATAGGTGATTACCGTGGGGTGGCATCCATCCGGCACAAGGTCCGACACGCGGTAGCGGCCAGTGCGCACCCATGAGTTGATCATGTCGTAAACCTCGATGAGAGGCGCATCGGTAGCCAGTGCCACGTCCCGCATGATCTGAACGTAGTTCTTCAGTCGGTTTGCCTTGTCGGGCGTCCCCAAGGCGGCAATAGCAAACATCGGATTGGGCGTCTGCAGGATCGGAATTTTGCCGTACTTGATGCAAGTATTGACAAATGCCAGCAGGTTTTTCCGATACTGATCCGGCGTGGTCGGAGGTACGTTCTGGCAGTCATTGATGCAGTGATTACAGATGACGATCTCCGCAGTGCTGACGGCCATCTTGGCTTCGAATGTTGAGCCGGAACCATCGGTGCCCTCAAGCATCTGCTGTGAACGGGAACCGCTGACCGCACGATTGGTGACCGTAACGGCAGAGCTAAAATAGTAATCCCGCAGCACGGATTGCAGCTTGTCCGGGGCGGGCTGTGGAGTAATACCTCCAAGACCGGCGTCAACACCGAGCATAGTGCTGTCCCCAAAGCACTCGATCTGTGTGGACACGCCGTTCCACATGTCAACGGCCTTTGCCGCCAGCGCGGCCTTTGCGCCGCCGTAGGCAAGCAAAATGTTATTGTCCACATAGGCTTTGACGCTTTGCTGTGTGGGCACTTTTTGATCGCTGTTTGAGTGCATGTCATCTTCATCGACGATGTCAGATTTCAGCACCGGATCGGCATCCCCCGTAATGCTGAGGCTGGTAGTGCCGATGACTGGGTCGAGAGTGTTAAACTGGTACGTTTTCGCGCCGTTCCCCGACCCCAGTTGCACGTAGACAGTGGTCCCCTTCTGCATAGTCCGCGACGTGCGTGCGTCAGCTGCGCGGTACCATACGCCTTCGCTGGCCGTGTAGATGCCATTGGTTGATTGGTCCGATTGGTTCGTCACCAGCACCCGGTCGCCGACCTCGGTCAGCACGCCGTCGATGGTCTTCAGACCCGACAAGACAATGTTGCCCGTGGTTGCCAGGCGCACGGGTTCGCGCTCGCCGGTCAACAGGCGAACGGCGGCAGTTGCAGGTCGGGCCATAGGGCTTTCTCCATGAAAAAAGCCCCGCGAAAGCGAGGCTGTGAACGTTGCGGATTGTGTGGCGGTTTAAATGCGGCCTGGCCCTGCTTTGAAATGGCCTGGCCCGGAATTACGGTGACAGCGCAATTCTTGCCAAGTGCGTTCGGCCCGTCATTGTGTGCAGGTTAACCGGGAAGGCGAGGCAGCCGCCGAAAAGAAAATTGTCGGGCGCCGATGCAATTAGCATGCGCTTTATTAGTTCCGGAAAATTTTAACGAATCGTTGACCGCGCTGTCCCAGAATAGGACGGCGCGGTCAACCCCAACCGGACTGCGCCGGCGGCTCCGGCACACAGCGCCCCCCGCACTGTCGGAGCCGCTACTCACACTCCCTAATATACCAGCGATGGTTGAATCAACTGTTACCGCACGTGCTTTCCACGGCCCTTTCCCGATCGTTAAACTTTGATGGAACGCCGTGATTGACTTGCCACAGCGGCCCCAGATCATGAGCCCTTGAACCGGACGGAGGAACTACGGTGACACTGCGCCCTGCGCAGGGCTGTCGGCCGGCCGGTGGGCGGCGAAGCGTGCCTGGATCGGATTGCCGGGCAAACCGGAAAAGCCGCGAAATCCGGAAAACGAGTCAGGTGGCGAAAAGGAAACCGTGCACAGTCACCGTATTTGCCGGTGCTGAAACTCCGCCGGACGCGTAACGCGATTGCCTGGCCGGCAGTGAAGTCAAAAGCCAAGTGTGAACCACGGATTGGCGTCGCGACAGCGACACCGGTCGCGGTCAACACGATAGCCGCACAAAGATAGCCACTCTCATCGGAAATCGGTGCACTTCCATGTTCGTCTGGCTGCCACTGCGTGCAGGTTGAACGTAGAGGGAGTGAGGAAGGCGGCGAAAAGTGGTGCAGTATCACCTGCAATTCTGCGCAATTGTCGGCTCAGCCATCCCGCGATGTTCGCACAACTGTCTCTGTCGCTTGCGCGAGGCCGGACCCTGACGCACCTGCCGACGAGCCACCACACATCACTCTTGGAGCAGCGGCAGAACCTTTTCGTCCAGGAATTTGAGACGCTTACCCAACATTTCCGCGTTGGCGGGATTCGCCGGAACATTGACAGGAATCAGCTTCGCAACGGACTTCCCCTTCCGAGCGGCTTCAACCCATTCTTCCATGGCGCCAATGTATCCATCCAGCGCCTCATACGGAGTTCTGACGTCGTCGCCTGGCATGTAAGCTGGAGGCACATCACCCACGATCACCCATATCCATGCGGGTACATCTGGCCTTCCAGGCGAAATCTCGAAGAGAAAAATGTATACTATGCCCTCGGCACCATATCCAAAATACTCCGTCTTGATATTTTTTCCCCAGTCATAAAACTGAATATATTCACGGGCTTCGCCAAGGGCGGCGTCAAAATTATCGTCCGCGTCCGGATCGTCCGCCGCAAGCGGCAAACGACTGACCTTGCTGAGATCTGGGGCGATTGCATTCATACTCCGTCTCCACCAATTAAGTTCTTCTTGCGCCATCGCCTCTTAGCCCAGCGCGCAAAATCTCCAGCATCTTGATGATGCCTTATATGGTCGTCCCGGGAACGAGGCTTCACATTCAATACGTGATCTCCCCCGCCATCGGCCAGCGGTACCTCATGGGAAACGTCCATATTTCGACCGGTCTTAGGGTCTTTGGGCCAAGCCTGACCGTGTAGCTCCTCCCATTCTTTGCGAAGAGCTCTGTTCGTCGTGATGCGCTTAGTCGGGACGAGTTTTAGGTCGTCCTCGTCAGTGATTCTTACAGGCGGGATCTCAGCACTTTGCGAGCGTCCCAACGCTTCGACGTCTACAGTTTCGGTTACGTCTTCAGCAGGTCCGCCTCTCGCAAATTCAGATGGTGGCGAGCCGGTGAGCCGTGCCAGAACCTGCCTGCCGATCGCACCGAGCCCTTCGGCAAGGACATTGCCGCCAGCGCCCCAAAGCGCTCCGGCGCCCATTTCTCCTAGGATGTCCCGGCTATTGAGGGCGGCGTCGACGCCGCCAAACACCACGCCGTCGGCCGCTGCGGTGGCGCTTCGTGTGAATAGGCCGCGCAATCCCCCCAGACCTTCGGCTGCGAGTTTTCCGGTGAACGTAATGCCTGCCTTTTGCAGGCCGAGGCCGGAGGCGAAGGCGCCAAGCAGTTCCACTGGTATTGCCGCAGGGCCGGCACGATCCGCAGCATCCTCGGTTTCAGCCTGCTCCGCGGCTAGCAGCTCGTCGTAGCTCTTGCTGGAGAAAAGCGAGTTCATGCCGGCGGAGAGCCTGTCCGCCTGACTGAATGTCGTGCTGTTCGCAAACAGCCTGGCATCGTCATTCAACGCGGCAAACGGCTTTTGCCACCATGGCCCGGCGTTGAACCGCACACGGGCTGGATGATACGCCATCACTGTCAGATCGGCCTCGAGAGCTCTTTCCTGGGCTTCCTGCTCTGCGAGCGTCATCTTCGGATTGTTGGCTGCATTCTCGCGCAATTGAGCCAAACTGGACGCAAACACCTGTCCGGCCAGCGCGAAGCGCGCTTTCGGGTCGCGCACGGCTTTAAGAATGTCGCTGAGCTCAATGATCCGTTGCCGCACCGGCACACTGTCATCGACAAATCTCCCGCCGAGATTGTCCGCAAGGGCCCGCGGAACGGCCAGGATCCTGTCGAAGCCCAATTGCTGCTGCGCAGCGAGGGCCCAAGTCACGGCAGCCTGGAAATCCTCAGGCGTCGAGACCTTGCTCCAGTCCGGGGCCAGCCCCGGGAACATCTGGCTGACATAGTCGACAGGGTCGTCGCGCCTGGCGCCCAGCACCAATTGCGCCGCGCCAGCCTTAATCTCATATTGCTCGCGCTGCTCCGGCGAGCCATCAGGGCCTGGCTCAAAATCCCGAAGCTCAGCGTGGATCGCCTGGTTTGGCGCACGGCGCATTTTGAAGAATGCATCGGCGACGCCGGTCGTTAGATTGAAGATTTGGAAACGGGCCGCGCCCTCGCCTGCGCCGTAGATATTGACGAAATCCTGTGCGGTTGGTTTCTCCTCGGGATATTGACCCGTGCTGGCGATAACCGCCGGCGCATTTTGCTCTGCGAGTTGCACCTTGGCGCGGGCATCGACCAACTGCGCGGCGGTCGCCGTGTTGGCCTGATCGAGTAGCGCGGCAACATCGCCTGGCGCCAAATAGGTAATGGCGTCGAGCGATACGACGGCTGTCTGGCCATCCGGCGGTGTCGAGTTGGTTGCGCCAACGGCCTCGGCGCTGTCGTCCTTGGTCCGGCCTCCAGCCTGCGCCGTGCCTAGCATCTCGGCAGCGCGTTTCGGATCCTGCGCGATCATCGCTTGGACCAACGCCTTGGCCGTGTTGCTGCGCCAGGCCACTTCCGCCGCTTGCCGGGCGAGCGGGTTGCCGATCTTGGCGATCAGGTCAAGCCCGCTCTGCCGGATCGCTTCGAAACCTCCGATGTCGTTCGGATTGCTTTTTGCGATCGCGCTGGTCGAGATGTTGTCGACCTCGGTCAACTCCGCCAGCTCATACTCATCGCGCCGCGCCTGCTGCCTTGCGGCCATGCGCAGCGAGCCGGGCGCGCGCGTCGCCTCCTTCTGGCTGGCGAAAGCGGCGCGCTGGGTCTCGGGCATGGTCCGCAAGGCATCGTCGAACAGCGTGTCGAAGAGGCCGGATTTGACCACCCGGCCGGTGCGCGGATCGACCTGGCCGTACATGGCGTCATGCAGGCCGCTGCCGTCGGCCGGCGCATTGGCCGTCACCTCGTCTTCCGCCTGCGCGATGCGGCCGTTGAAGCGGCGGCGCGCGATCTCGGCGTCGAACGCGTCCTGCCGCTCCTTCATCTGCCGGTAGCGCTCGGCGACGGCGGAAAGCTCGTCGCCAAAACCCTGCATCGCCCGGCCGACCGGCGAGCCGTTCGGGTATTGCACCGCATTGCCGGTCTCGAGCCGGCGCTGGGCTAATTGGAGAGGAATAGTCGCCATCAGTAGAGACCCCCGGTGGAAAAGCCGGCCGGTGGCGGCGGGAAGGCGCCTTTGCCGAAGGTCACGGCCTTGGTCGGGTCGTAAAGGCCGGAGAGGCCTGATCCGAGGCTGCGGCCCGCGTTGAAGATCGACGCTGCCACCGCCTGTTTGCCGGAAAAGCGCGAGATGGCAGCCTGCGTGCCAAAATTGTTCTGGCGCAGCTGCGAGCTGTACTGGATCGCCTTGAGGTCGAGCTGGCCCTGCCCGGCGTTGGCCGCCAGCACCTCGGCCGGCGAGCCGGCCATGCCGACGCCGGAAGCGCCGGCCTGGGCGCGCGCCTGCGCCTGCAGGAGGTCCTGCTTGTGGCGCTCCTGCCCCTGTTCGAAGGTGGCGCTTTGCGCGTCGGCCCGCGCCTGCTGCTCGTAGGCCCTGGCTTGGGCGTCGGCCATCTGCTTCGACTGCCGGCCCTCGGCCAGCGCGCCGCCGACCGAAAGAGCCGTGCCGAGAAGAGCGAGTGTGACATGGTTCAGCCTCGTTCGCCGAAGGGTTTGGTTGCGGGAAGGAATTGGCTTATGGCGCCCCCGGGACGCCTCACTTCGGGGGACTTGCCTTCGACGCGTTTGACTGGCGCGCCGAGCGCCGGGCGCGGGTCGAGCGCGCCGCCGGGGCTGAGGAAGGACAGCAAGAGCCGGTCGGCCTGCAGCGCCGGCCGGCTGAGCCGGGCGGGTGCCGCTGCACGCGGCCCGGCCATGGCGGTGCGGCGGGTGGTGGTCAGGTTCACCTTCAGGTCGGCGACGCCGGCGGCGTCGAACAGGCCGTTGGCGGTGGCGATGGCGCGGGCGAGCGCGTCGGCCTCGAACAATTGCTGGCGCAGTTCTTCGACCAGCCGGCGGACACAGCGCCAGCGCTCACCGAGCAGAGTGGCCTTCGCCTTGATCTCGTCGCCAAGCGCTGCGATGTCGGCGCGGGCTTCGCTCTGCGCGACCTCCGCGCGGCGCTGGCCGACGGCGTCGATGGTCTTTTCCAAGAGCGCGATTGCCGCGTTGCAGTCGTCGAGCGCGGCACGCGCGGCGGCAAGGTCGCCATCGCCGAACACCGCGCGGTCCTCGGCTTGCGCCAGCTCGGCTCTGCGGGCGAGCACGTCGTTGAGGTCAATGTCGAGCAAGGCGATGACGGCAGCGAATTCCGCAGCCGTCCGCGCCCTGCCGAGTTGCTCGGCATGGGGGGATGTCATGGGTGGGGTCCTTTTGGGAGGAGGAGTGAGGGGCGATCTGCGAAGCGGAAGAGATCAACGCCGGCGGGACAGCACCCCCCTCTGGCCTGCCGGACATCTCCCCCTCAAGGGGGGAGATCAGCCGTCATTTCGGCTCTCGCCAATCACAGAGGTTCAAGAAGAGGCGCCAGCGGTGGAACCGCCAATCTCCCCCCTTGAGGGGGAGATGTCCGGCAGGAGGGGTTGGCGGGAATGAGACGTTGGCTAAGGCTCCGCGTCGAACACCGGCGTAAAAGCGCGGATGGTGCAGGGCGTCGGGTTGACGTGGCGGATCCTCACCCTTCCCTGCCCTTCCCAGCTGTCGTCGATCGGCACCTCGACATTGCCGGTGAACAGCGTTGCCCCGCCATCCGGGGCGACGATCGAGGGCATCCGCACCGGCTCCCAGCGGCCGCGCATGAGGGACTGCACTTCGAGCCCCGTGGTGTCGGTCTCGAGCAGCGACAGGATCACCTTCGCCACCTTCTTGCGGCGGCCGATGATGGAGCCGTCGCGGCCGCCGACATCGAGCTCCAGCGTGTCGGCGCCCGCCGCATAGGGCAGGCCGAGCTGCCATTTGGCGGATGCGGCCGACCCGGCCGGCAAGCTCACCGTGCCACCGCTGCTGACAGTCAGGCCGCGATAGACCTTTGCGCCGGCCAGCACGTCGACGGACTGGCCGGCCAGGTGTAGGGCGCCGCCGACCGTGGTCACTGCCGCCCCGGAGTAGGTGAGGCCGCAATCGACCTCGAAGGCGTCGGCGATCGCGGCATATTCGAAGGGCGCGGTCTTGATCTCGATGAAGCGCCTGGTGGCGCCGCCGATGGTGCGCTTGACGACCAGCCAGAGATCGTCATTGCCGTTCTGGCCGGGCGTCACCACGGCACTTTCGACAACCGCCCGGCCCAATCCGCCGAAGTCGCCGCCCAGGCGATGCCGGTGCATGCCCCTGACATCCTGCGATGGCTGATGGGTGTAACCACCAAGCTCGCCATTGCCGAGCGGGAACCACAGCAGGGGATCGGGGTCGGTCTGGAAGGCCAGTTCGACCACGCCAAGCTTCGGGATATGCTCGGAGATCTGGCCGACATCATCGGAGGTGAAACGGCTCTGCGCGGTCTGCGTCAGCTCGGCGATCGATTTGCGCGAGCGCGTGACATAGAGGAACGACTGGCCGGCATCGACCGGGCGGATGCGGGCGCAGCCGAAGGTGCGCGAACGCCGGTTCTTGAACGAGGTCGGCGTCAGCGCCTCGTCGATGCCCGAGCCCGACAGGGCACGCACGCCGCCCGACGTGCCGATCAGCAGCGCGCCGTCGGACTCGGCGATCCAGACGATGTCGTTGGCCTGGCCGCCGCCGGCCTGCACGAACTCCAGCGCGTCGTCATCCTTCTCGCCGAGCGCGAAATTGTCGAAATCGCCGGTGGCCGAGGCATAGACCGAGAATTTCCGGCTGAAGGCCAGGCGCTCCTCGTAGAGCGAGCCCGACTGGACGTATTTGCCGGGAACGAAGGTACCGAGCCGCCAGCGGGTGATAGGGCTGAGGTCAGGCAGAGCGAAGCCATAAAGCTGGATGGTGACCACGGTGGTGCTGGTGCGGGCGATGATCTTGGCCCAGCGCCAGCGCCCGTCCGAGCCGAACAGGCGGACAGCGCGGCCGACATCGCTGGCCTGGAACCCGGCGCCGCCATTGATGCCGACGGTGGAGGAGGCCGTCAGGTTGAACGGCGTCTGGCTGGCGGCGGCGCGGTTGAAGGTCAGTTCGGCGAAGTCGACATCGGTGGCGCCGTCGATCGCCTTCCAGGTGAAGCGATGGTATTCAAATCCGGTCTTGTTGACGAACTCGTAGAAGCGGGTTTCACCGGCGTTCCAGCCGATCTCGCTGGTTCGGGTGTCGAGCGCCACCCATGTCGTGCCGTTGTTCGACCCTTCGAGCACCCAGTTCGTCGGCGTCCTGTCCTGGGTGCCGCCCGAGCGTGCGGTCAGCGTGTAGTTTTCGACGATGACCTGCGCGCCGCCGGCCGTGCGGTAGGTGACGGAACCGGTATCGCCGACAGTGCCGACATGGCTGACGCTGTCCTTGTCGAACACTTTCCACGCGTCCACCGACCCGCCGAAGCCGGACACCGTGCCGCCTAGCGCGGCGTTGGATGTCATCGGCGGCGTCAGCGAACCGTAGTCGGACGGGACCAGCGCCGTCGCCGTGGCATTGATCGGGTCATAGGGACCGTCGAGAAACTGGTAGTCGCTCAGGGCCCATGCGGTGTGCGCGGTGCGCGTCAGCACCTTGGTCGGATAGGTCTCATGGGTGATCCACATCTGGTCCGCGGATTGCACGAACTGGAGGTTGAACAGGTCGGCCTCGAGATATGGCGTGACCACCTCGACCGTGTCGACGCGGGCGCCATAGGCGTAGACGCGAATGTAGAGGTCGCCGAATTCGAGCGCGTAGGCCTGGTTGGCCGAAAAGATGAAGGGGATCAGCCGCGTCTTCTTCGTCGAAACCTTCACCTCGCCGGCAAAGTAGGTGCCGCCGCGCTTGCGGATGCCGCCATGCGGCAGCGTGACGAAGTTCTCGCATTTGGCCAGTGCCGCCCGATAGAAATCGAGCGAGGCGCGTGCGTGCAGGCGCGGCGAAATCTCGCCACGGGTGAAGACGTCCTGGACCGGATAGAGCGTCGTCATCAGCGCATGGTCCTGCTGTCGCCGGGCGCAACCCTGTTGTCGCCGCGCTGGTACGCCCACGACGCGGTGTAGGACCGGCCGCCGCGCTGGATGGCGCTGGCGTTGAGCGCGGCGTCCAGCGCCCGGTCATAGGCCGAGCGGGCAATGTCGATCATGCCCGACTTGTGGGTCAGCGGATGCGCGACCTTGATGGCGAGTGCCGCCACCAGTACTTCGGTGAACAGCGCGTCCCAGTCGTTCGGATCGGTGAGGTTGGCGACATAGCGGATCAGCAGCGGCCCGGGCTGGTCGGTGTAGATCAGGTCGGCCTCCTGCCGCCACGAGACCGGCACGCCATCCGGTTCGCCATTGCGGGTCGGCGGCAGCGGCCGCAGGCAGTCGGCCGGCAACTCGTAGGCGAAGTTCAAGCTGAACGCGTCGCCGCCGATGTCCGAGCCCGCGACCGCGGCGCGCAGGATCGCGAACACCCAGGCATATTTGGTCAGCTCCGCCTCCCGCGTCAGGTCGAAATGCAGGTTGATGAGCCGTGCCGCCTTGACGTCCTGGTCGAGACTGTCGATCGGCGCCTCGTCGAGCACGGCAAGCGCCATGTTGGCGATATCGAGCGGGGTGATGGCCATGGGTCAGGCCTCCGTGAGCGGGGTTTATGGGGACAGGTCGGGCATGGAAAAAGCCGCTGGGAGCGGCTTGGGGATTGGATGGCAATAATCAGAGGTCGCGCTCTACGGCGCCCCCCTCTGTCTTGCCGGCCATCTCCCCCACGGGTGGGGGAGATCGGATGTCACGCCGGCCTTCGCCAATCTCAAACATTGAAGAAGAGGCCCGCTTTGAAACTGCCAATCTCCCCACTTGAGGGGGAGATGGCCGGCAGGCCAGAGGGGGGCGCGGCGGAACGCAGCTTTGGAAAGGAGCGGGCGCAACGCCCCCGCCCCTCGCCCGATCAGGCCTCGGTCGTCTTCAGCGCGATGAACGTCATCGCCTTGACGCTCGAGGCGGTGCGGTCCCAGTTCGCCGCCAGCGCCAGCTCGGCATCGGTGGCGAACTCGCCGGCCGACGAGGCGTCGAGGAAGCGGGTGCCGGGAACATGCGGCACGAAATGCCGGCGGCCGACCATTTCGGTGACGCCGCCGCCATGGCCCTGGCGCGGCTTGCGATCGAACTCCAGCGGCCCGCCTTCGGTGTTAACCGCCAGCTCGTTCCACAGGATCGCCTTGTCCTTGAACATGAACGCGGTGTAGACGCCCGCCACTACGGGAATGTCGTCGTCGACGACGGCGCGCAGCCCCATGTAATAGGGGATCAGCGGCCCGCCCTGCTGCGACGACGGCACATAGTCGATAAGATCGGCGAGCTTCAGCGCCTTCATCTGCTTGGAGTGCATCCAGATCGTCTTGAACTTGTCGGCGCGGTCGCCCATCAGATAGGCGGCCTCGATGATGTCGGTATCGACGATGGAGGCGCCGGTGGTGCGCACCAGATCGCCGCCGTCATTGGCGATGTTGTCGGCAACGACGCCCTTCAGGATGCCGAGCAGGGTCAGCTTGTTGGCGCGCTGCCAGTACTCGGTCTGCCGCTTGACGATCAGCTTCTGCGGATCGTCACCTGCCAGGATCGAGGTCAGGTCCGGAACGCCCCACGCCTGAGCGCGGACATTGCGGGCGGCGACCTCGCGGCGCGAGCCGACCTTCTTCATCTCGATCGAATCGGCAGGATCGTCATTGACCGGCTCGGAGGGGTCGTTGCCAAGATCCTTCCAGCCGGGCATGTCGACCGAGCGGCCGCCCATCGACAGTTTCGAGGCGATGGCCGGGTCGGAAAACAGGATTCCGGCCTGGTAGATTTCGAGCGACTGGACATGTTCCTCGAACGCATATTGCGCATAGACGGACGGAACGATCGCGTCCGCGATACGGGTGTAGGCATCTGCCATTTTTCTCTTCCTTCAGGTTGTGATTGGTGGCTTCGCCCCCTCGCCCAGCCTCCGCTTCGCTCGGCTGACCTCTCCCCCAAGGGGAGAGGAGACTTGCGACGTCGGCGCGCGCCTCTTCTCCCCACTGGGAGAAGGTGGCTGCGAAGCGGCCGGATGAGAGGCATTCGAATAGTGCTGACCGACCGTCAGCGCGGATTGTTCGGCATCCACTGATCCGGATTCTCACCGGCCTCGCGGGCCAGCCTCCGGGCACGGGCGGGGTCGCTTTTGACGAGGGCTGAAATCGCCGAGATGTTGCGTTCGCCGGCGGCGTTGCGCTTGAACGGATTGGCTCCGCTGAAAGCAGCACCGCCGTCGATCGTGTCTTCCGTGAACATAGCCTCGCCGATGGCGTGGAACGCCTTGGCGATCTGCGGATCGGACAGCGCTCCGTCAGGCAGAAGGATGCCCTTCGCCTTGTAGGCGTCGACCAGGCCGAGCTTCTTCATGGCCCGGTTGGCGACCTCGATCTTCCGGCGAAAGCCGTCGCTGTCGGTCGGCCCCCAGTCCCTGACAAGGTCGTCATGCGTGGCCTCGACTGAGCGGGCGAGCGCGATCTCCTGTGCTTTTGCCTGCTCGGCCATGTAGCCGACGAACTTGTCGTGATAGGCCTGCGCGGTCTTCGGCGAGGCACCGGCTTCGACCGCCCAGGCCTTGGACGCCTGGGCGAGTTCGTCCGAATAGGCGAAGTTTTCCGGCAACCCTTCCGGGCGCCGGTACTCGACCTTTTCGGACGAGGTGACCGGACGCATGGCCTCGGGCAGCCGGGCATGGAACTTCTCCCAGTCTTCCCGGGATGCGTCGGGCTGGGGAATGCGCAGGCTCTCACCCTGCTGCCGCTCCAGCTCCGCATAGGACGTGAAAACCCGATCGAGGCTTTCAGGCTTGGTCCAGCCCTTGGTTTCAGCGAGCTTGCGGTTGCCTTCGGAAAGACCGTCAAACCAACTTTGGGCGACAGGCGCGGCGGACCCATTGTCCGCACCAGCCGGTGACTGTGCCGGGTTGCCCGCCGGCTGCGCACGCGCCGCCACGGACCCGGCGTCTGCCAGATCTGTCATGTGAGATTTTCCTTCTTGGAGTGTTTTCAGAGAAGAGCCGGTCGCCGAAGCTGCAATCTCCCAATCTGTGGGGGAGATGGCCGGCAGGCCAGAGGGGGGCGCGAAGGAACGCAAGCGGTCACTCCAGCTTGGGTTCCTCGCCCCCACGAAAGTGGGGGAGAGGTGGCTCGGCGAAGCCGAGACGGAGAGGGGACTGCGCCCTACGAAAGCCCCTTCTCCGGCCGCTTCGCAGCCACCTCTCCCTCGCCTTTGGCGGGTGCGAGGAACCAAGCCTTGCTTGGCTGGCGGGAAGCGCCCCCTCTGCCCTGCCGGGGCATCTCCCCCACGAGGGGGGAGATCGGCGTCATCCCCGCTTGCGTCAATCGCCCAGGTTGTCAGTGCTTAGACATTATCCCCCCAGTTCTCCCACAGCACCGTGATCGTACCCGTCACCGCGATCGTCCCGTCGGCATCGATATCGGTGCCCGTGGCGAAGGCCAGGTTGAGATAGAGATCGACCGGCGTGACGGTGCCATCCAGCGTCGCGGCGGCGGCGATGTCGGCGGTCGAGGCGGTGGAGGGTGCCGCACCGGCGCCGTCGAGCGTGCGGGCGGTGGAGGCGAGCACATTGACCATGGTCGAGGCCAGCGTCGCGCTCGATGCCGGCGCCGAGCCGAGCGACCAGGTGAGGGCCGCATTGTCGTTGACGGTCGCCGCGCGGGGGCTGAGCACAGCGAACTGCAACCTTGCCGTGCCACCCTTGATGCGCACCTTGCCGTCGGTGAAATCAAAGATCTTCTGGCTGGTATAGGCCAGCGCGTCGGTGACCGGCACGGGCATGGCACTGAACGAAAAAACGGTGCGGAAGGCGCCGCCCTGCCCTGTGGTGACGGCCTTCAGGCCGGCTTTCGGCGGGGCAAGGCCGGCCTCGCGGGCGGCGGCGCGGACAAGTGTGCGGGGAAGACCTCGGGTCATTGGTATGTCTCCATTGTTTGAGTGAGGAGTGGTGCGCGCAGCGCATGGGAAGCCAATTGCTTGGCCTTCCAAACGACGAACGCCCGGAGCGATAGCGAAGGGGCCGGCGCAGCCAGGCCGAACCGGCAAAGGCTGAATCATTCTGACAAGGATCGGCGCTACCGCCTTGTTCGCATGAGGTGTTTTCGGGCTCCGGCTTATCAACGCCCGAGAAACCCTGTCTTATATCGTGAGGCCTGGTGCCCCCGTTCCGCCGCAATGCGGCGGCACGTGGCGAGCGATAGGGATTTCAGGCATTCAAGGGAGACTTCATATGAACTTTCACAAAGCCATCGCCGCCGTGCTGATGACCGCAGCACTTGCAGGCTGCGCACAGACCGAAGGCCAACAGAGAGCCGGAACCGGCGCGCTGATCGGCGGCGCCGGCGGCGCCCTCGTCGGCCAGGCCATTGGCGGCAACACCAAGAGCACGGTCATCGGCGCGGCCAGCGGCGCCCTGCTCGGCGCGGTTGTCGGCTCGGCCACCACCCCGCAACCGCAACGCCGCGGCGAACAGATGTGCCGCTACCAGGACCGCGACGGCCGCATCTACACCGCCCCCTGCGACGACCGCTATTATAACGGCGATTATTGAGTATCAGCCCCCTTCTCCCCGTTCACGGGGAGAAGGTCCCGGCAGGGGGATGAGGGGCAGCGCAACGTTCTGGAATGCTGGCACCGTCCCTCACCTGCCTGCCGACATCCTCTCCCCGTAGAACGGGGAGAGGGACGCAGCTTGAGCGTCCCTACCTATTCCTCCAACCTTGCCGCTTTCTCCAGCGCCAGTAGCTGCGCCTCGTCCAGCGTCAGAAATCCCATGATGTGCTGCACCACTTCGGCGCGTGCATTGCTGAGCGCGCTGTGCAGCTCGAAGCCGTTGGGTGTGCGGGTCCGCGCCATCCACTCGCCGTAGGACGGGCGGCGGTAATAGCCTGTCGTCGCCGCGAGGTCGGCCAGCACCATCTCGCCGTCCTCGCCTGAAAACACCCTGAGATACGCCCTGGCCAGCGCCTCACGGGCCTTGGCCGGGCCGCCGGCCTCGCCGGAATGGGCGAAGCGTTTCCGGCTCATGCGCCGCCACCCGCCGCGCCCGGATCCCCCGGCCCGCCCTGTAGCATGCCTTGCAACCCGTCGAGCAAACCGCTGTCGCGTGCCTGGACGGCCGCCGGCACCGCATCCTTGGCCGCCTTGCCGGCGGCGGCGATCGCCGCCATGCCGGCCTGGGCCTGGCTTGCCTTGGCGCGGGCATCGCGCAGGCCGTCGACCTCCTCCTTGCGGCGGAAAATGCGCTGCGGGCTGCGGCCGGCGCCCTGCACGATCTTGATCGCCTCGTCGCTGTCGATGTTGTCCATCACGCCGGGGTCGAACTGCGCCATCTGTATGGCCGTCGTCACCACCTGGATGGTATCGCGCGCCTCGGCCGAGCGGCGCAGCACGTCGAGCGGGCCGGTGAAGGTCGGCCGCACCGCCTTGCCGGCGAGGCTCGCCGGCGGCAGGAAGCGGCTGCCCTCGTCATAGAGCCCCTTGTCCTCCAAAATGCCGAGCTCGCGGTCGAGATTGGTGGCGAAGCCCGCCTGGATGATCGAGCCGGAGGGCCCAAGCAGCGCGCCCTTTTCCTCTTGCCTGATCAGCGCTTCGGTCGCCGTCATCTGCGGATTCTGCACCAGCGTCTGGAACAGATTGACGAACATCATGTCGCGGATCTCGTCGGCGCGGCTCTGCGCGTAGTTGAAGGCATAGGTCGGGTTCTGCCCGGTCGAGATCGGCGCGATCAGCGGCCGGCCATTGTCGTCGATCAGGCCGGGATAATTCTCGCCCGGATTGAGCACCGGCACATAGTCGAGCCGGGCTTTCGAGGCGGTGGCCGGATCGGTGATCTGCTGCAGCGCGCGCAGTCCGGAGCGGCGCACGGCGTTTTCCTCGCGCACGGTGGTCAGCGCCTCGATGGTCGGCGAGATGCCGTACGGGTCGCCCTCGTAGCGGCGCCAGTTGAAGGTCGACACCGGAAAGGTGCGAAAGCCGCTTTCCCGCACGATCTCCTCCTCGTCCTCGATGACATGGTAGGAGGCGAACGCCGTGTCGAGATACTGGGTGTGGCCGCCGAGCCGGTACATCTTGCGCTCGTCGCGCGGCTGGATGCACTGGACAAGCGAGATCTTGGTCTCGCACTTGGCCGGATCGTCGACCAGCACCTTGATGCGCATCGGCAGCCTTTCATAGCCGAGCAGCTGTGCCGCCTGCCGCGCGGTGCGCTCGTAGCGGCGATGAAAAATGTCGACCTGGCCCCAGCGGTTGCGGCTGAGATACCCCTCGACCACAGGGATCGAGGCATAGCGGATCAGCGTCGAGCCAAACCCCTCCTCGGCATAGAGATAGGCCGGGCCATAGCGCACGACATTGCGCAGGCAGGCCTGTGTCGCCGGCACGAAGTTGGAATTGGCAGAGTAGCGCAGCGAGAACAGAAAATCGCGCAGGGCTTCCGCCCATTCCTTTTCCTCGTCGGTCTCCTGGTCATTCATTTCCGCGGTCGACAGGCCGTGCCATTTTTCCGACTGCGGAATGATCAGGCTTTCCAGCCCCGCGGCGAGCCGGTTGGCGGCCGAGTTGATGGTGTTGGCGTAAACGCGGGCACCGCGCCGCTCCTGCCGCTCGGCCTGCGAGTCCGCCCCACCTCCGCGGCGGCCGCTCCAGATGTCGGGCGCGTCGGGGTCGCAGAACTCCGCCACCTGCTCCCACACCGCCTCATACTGGCTGCGCTCGCTCTCGAGCTCGGACTGGCGGGACAGGATATCGCGGGCACGGGTATCGGTCATGGGTTCAGCCTCGCTGGGGTGAGGAATGGGATGGTGACGTGGAAGAAAATGAGCGGACGCCGGAGCCGCTGATCTCCCCCCTTGAGGGGGAGATGGCCGGCAGGCCAGAGGGGGGCGCTGTCCCGCCGACCTGCAATCATTTTGGTGTGTTGCCTTTGGACCTTGTTTCGAAATCGCAAAGGCTGGTGTTCCTTCACGCCCCCCTCTGCCCTGCCGGGCATCTCCCCCTCGAGGGGGGGAGATTGGCAGCTTCCGCGTCGGCACCCTGTCATCTTTTGCCCATCCGGCGGTGCTACGAGTTTCTCGCGGCGGGTTTTGGAGGAGGTCGATGTGACGACGACAAGCCTTGCCGGCACCCTGAAAAACCGCGGCAAACAGGTGGCCAAACGCCTGCTTGGCTATGATTCCCTTCTAACACCCTCATCCGACCGAGCTTCGCTCGGCCACCTTCTCCCACAGGGGGAGAAGGAAGAGCCCTCACCCCCGCCTTCTCACCAGCCGAGCATGCCGTCGCCAATACCACCACGCCAGCACGCGCTTGCGGAAACTGCGCTTCATCGCGGTCATGGTCTAAAGTCCCAGCAGCACGCGGCGCTGGCCGGTGAGGCTTGCCGGCGCGAGGTCGGTCTTGATGGTGCTGAGCGAGCCCTGGCGCTGCTCGAGCTCAGTCCGCAGCGCCGCCTCGCGCGCCTGCATGTCCTTGTCCTCGGCTGTCGGCGTCGGCGGCAGCCGCTTCAGTTCCGGTGGTTTTTGAAACAGGCACATGGTTCCAGCCTTCCCTTGTCCAATCGTAGAGAAAAAAATCTTCGCCGTTCCTGCCATAGCCCGGCAGCAGGCTGCGTTGCGTGGCGCCGAGCCGGCCAAGCCAGCGCAACGCCAGTCGATTGGCGGCCAAGGCGCGGGCCTCGACCCGCCAGGCGCCCCGTGCCGCGACTTGAGGTCCAAGCACGGTGTGAAAGAACGCGGTGATCCCAGGCACGCAGCGCCTCATGCGGCGCGTGCCCCAGCTCCAGGCGATCCACAGCCCGCCGCGCTGTTCGGCGGCGCCAAAGCCGGCCTCCGGATTGCCGTCGAGCTCGGCGACATAGGCAAACCCCTGCAGCGCGGTGAGCGCCAGCAACGCCGGCGACCAGTGGTCGAGCTGGCAGTCGATCTCGGCGCGGTCTTCGGGGCGCAGGTTGGCAGCGATGTAGCTGAGGTCGCGCAAGGTGGCGGGGATGATACGGAGGGGCATGAACAGGCCAGAGCGATGGGGTGCGCTTCCCGCTTTCGGGCGGAGTCTCGGAGGCCCGCGCACTTGACCGGTCCCGGCGCCAGTGACCTACTTCGGACATTGAACACGCAGGCTACCGACGACTGGAGGAGACGGGCGAATGGACATTCGATCGACACTGACGGAGCTATGCGAAGCCTTCAACGCGCACGATCTCGATCGCATCATGGCGTTCTTTGCCGACGATTGCGTCCTGGAGATGCCGAGGGGGAGCATGCCTTGGGGAACGCGTTGCGAGGGCAAACGCAACATACGAGACGCACTGGCGACACGCTTCGAAGGCTTGCCCGATGTCCACTACGGCAACCCCAGGCATTTTGTGGATGCGGCTGCCGATACCGGCATCTCGAAATGGACCCTCACAGGCACCACCCGCGAGGGCACGCGAAAGGAGGTCCAAGGTTGCGACTTCTACACGTTTCGCGACGGCAAGGTGATCCGCAAGGATTCTTACTGGAAAATCGTGGAGTAACCCACGAATCACGGTGACAGTGCACTGTTCGCCGGTCGGCACCTCGCTTCTCACCTAAACGCCCCCAGCGGATCACTCTGCCCCACCGGCCTTCTCGGCACCCTGAACTCCGCCGGATCGACCACCGCCTCCCTCAGCATCATCACGCCATAACGGGTCGCCGCCATCAGATCGTCGCGCAGTTTTACAACCTGGCCGTCCCGGCGATGATAAAGCCGAAATTCCTCGAACCAGGGCAAAAGCGTCGAAAACACCTTGAAGCGGCCGGATTGCATGCGATCGAGCATCTCCATCAGCCCGGCCTCGACCGAGACCGAACCGTCCGGGAATTGCGCGTGGCGGGTCAGCATGTTCAGCCCATGCGCGGCATACTGCCGGGCGAGCGCCACGCCCGCCCCTTCCAGCGTCTCGCGGCGGCCGTCGCGCGGCCACGCCCAGGGCAACCATTCGCCCCATGGTTTCAGGGTCAGCGTCTGCATCGCCGGCGTCTGCTGCGAAGCGCGGCAGGCCTTGGCGACATAGACGACATCGGCCTCCGTATCCCAGGCAAGCTCGACCGCGGCCGACGGATGGTCCCAGCCGAAATCGAGCGCGCCGATGCGCGGCCAGTAGCGCGGCAGCCGGAACGGCGCGCAGGCGATCAATTCCTCGGCCACCGGAAAGATGCGACCGGAGCCCAGCACCGGAATACCGCGAGCCCGCGCCTCCCGCTCATGCGCCGGATAGGCGGCAACGATCGCGGCGCGCTCCTGGCGTGAATAATGCTCGGCATCGTCGATGGTCATGAAGGTGACGTGACGGGTCATGGCGTATTCCTGAATCACCTTGCGAGACGAGGGCGTATCGTTTTGTTAAGGCGCGATCTTTTCTAGTCACCGTCGCGCCGCCCCTCATCGCCCTGCCGGGCACTTCTCCCCGTATAGTGACGGGGAGAAGGACGCCGTCACCAATGGTTTCGCCAATAATCTGCGTTGCAACAAAGGAGCCGAGTTTGCGGCCAGCCCCCTCTCCCCGTCACTATACGGGGAGAGGATGCCGGCAGGCAGGTGAGGGGCAGCACAAGCCGAAGACAAGAAGCCATCGAAGCCACTGCCGCTTAACCCCTCACCCCTTGCCCATCCCCTCCACCTCTTCCGCCGACAGGAACAACAGCACCACATCCGACATGCCGAGCAGTGGCGTGAAGGTGACGATGGTGATGCCGCCGGTGGCGTTGGTGCGGGTCAGGCCTTCGGAATAGATGTCGAGCGGCGGTTCCTCGTCGAACCAGACGCCGTGCAGCGTCTCACCCTGCCATTTCTCGCGGCCCTTCTCGAAGCTCTTGAACGACAGCACCGATTCATCGGCCTGCACGTCGCCGCCCCAGCGCACCACGACGCTGTCAAGCGCACCCGGCGCGCCGCGCCCCATGATGGTCTGCACAATAGCGTCGGCCGGAATCATGCCGGTGCCCCAGGCCACGTGCTGCTGCGGCGGGCCAACCAGCACGCGCTGCGGGTTGTCGCGCGTGCCTTCGCCGGTCACACCAGCCGCCCACAACCGGACCGCGCCGTCAAAGACCTTGCCTTGCCACCACGAGGGGTAGCGCCCGGTCAGGTGCATGGCCCATTCGGCGCCACCGGCCCTGGTCTTGCCGAGCTGGTTGCCGGCCATGAACAGCCGTTCGCGGTTCTGTGCACCCGCGGCATGGAACTCCGCTTGTCTGGCGTAGGGCCGGTAGGCCGCGAGCTGGTTAGTGCGGCGCCTACGGTCCAGTTCCGCCAGCAGCGCCAGATATTCCGTCTTCGCCGCCGAGGTCCTCGAGGAACGGCTTAAGGGCGGCTTCGAGGCCGCGGATACGGCTGCGGATCTCGTCATCGCTTAAGCCGTCCAGTTGGTTGATCGAAACATGTAAATCCTTGGGCAGCACCGAAAGCACGATCTTCAGATACTGGTCGGGCTTGTCGGCACGCACCTCGGCAATTACGCCGGCGCCATGGGTGCGGAAATCGGCGCGCACCGCGGCCAGGAAATCATCGCCCAGCGTCTTTTTCGCGCGCTTCGGCCGGCGTTTTGCGGCGAGCTTTGTGGCGGGCGTCGCGGTCCGGCTCTTCGGTGCCCGGCGAGCCGGCGGCGGCTTGTCAGCCATGCTCGCCCCCTGCGGTCTCTGCAGTGGTCGTCCTGGATTTCACCACCTTGGATTTTGATCGGGCGGATCTTTTCGCCGTGGATTTCGCCACTTTGGATTTCGCCACTTTGGATTTCGACCGCGCGACGCGCTTGCGCGGCTTGCTGGCCGCGCGCACCGGTTTTGTCGGGCAGGCCTCCGCCTCTATCGCGCTGGGCGGTATTGCCGCTTCCGAGCCCGCCGCGCCGGAACCCGCTGCACCGGATCGGCCGCCAAAGCGCAGCCGCTTCGTCAGCCGTGCCGCGCCTATCGCCCGGTCGCGGCCACCCAGCGAGCCCAGGGCAAACCCGAAGCCGCCGGCCGCATCGACCGGACCGCCGCGCACCATGCCGATCAGCACGCCGGGCGCGACCTGCTCGATAAGGCCGAGACGCGCCTGCGGCGCCGCCCCCTCGAACTCCCCAATGGCACTGACGACCTCGCGGCCGCCATCGTCGGTGATGATCGTGGCGTAGCGGACCATGGATTTTTCTCGCTGTTTGCGAAGGGTCGTCGGGCAAAGGATGGCGTTCCTTCGCGCCCCCCTCTGTCCTCCCGGACATCTCCCCCACAAGGGGGGAGATTGGCAGCTTCAGCGCCTTGCTATGCCTGCTACGTTGGCGATTTGCGAAACCCGAGATGACGGCCAATCTCCCCCCAAAGAGGGGGAGATGTCCGGCAAGACAGAGGGGGCGCTGTCCCGCCAACACGTCTGATTGAGCCAAAAACAAAAAACCCGCCTCGGCGGCGGGTCGTTGGCGCAAATCAGCACCATGGACAAATATGTAGCATAGCTGCCCTCACCCAGTCAACGATTTTCTGAGAAAAAATTCCTATTCCGTTTTGCGACGCCGCGCCAACCAAGGTCCCGCGCATCGCTGAAGGGCAGCTGGAAATGAAAAAACCCGCCTGCGCGGCGGGTCTGGAGGTCGTCGGCGCAAATCTGCACCATGGCCAAATCAATAGCACAACTGCCCTCACCGGACAATCCGTTCGGCATGGATCGGGCGTCGAGGATCGGGCTTTTCGTGCCGGCTTTTCATAAGCCGACATCTGTGAGACCGTGAGCTGAAGCTCATGGAATGATTCGCGTCGTACGGCCTTGTGGGAGAGGGCGATGGACAGACCAACCATGGCATCCGTCTTCAGGGTCCGGCATGCGCCGGCCACGGTTTCGGGTGTGCGCAGCACCGGTCAGGGACAGGCGGACCCGATCATCCGCGTGCGCTCGCTCGGCGAGGCGATCCGCTTCGTCGCCCACGCCTATCCCCAATACGACATCAGCGCCGTCGCCATCGCTTCGGCTGATCCCTCGATCCCCCGCCTCGGGGGTCTGGAAGTGAAAGCGCTGTGGCGCGAATATGGCGAACGCCTGACGCAGGAATAG